GACGGTACGGTGTACCGCGGGTTGGCCCTAACAGACAAGAACAAGGCCGCGATGAAGGACCTCAAGCGGACGGGCACGGTGTTCGAGACTAAGGCGATGGCCTCGTGGAGCAGGAATAAGTTCGTCGCAGAGAACTTTACGTACGGAGCAGACGACGTGGTCATGCGTCTGCAGAACAAGAGCGGCGTGGACATAACGAAGGTAGGCGGGATGCCGTCCGAGGAAGAGGTGCTGGCTCCGTCGCGCGTGAAGTACCGGGTCACCGGGGTGCACTGGTCGTCGGAGATACGCGACGTCACGTACGTGGACGTGGAGGAGGTGCGACGGTGACGCTGCGTATGGTGAGCCGCGAGGGCATCGTCCGCGTCGGGGACGTTGCCGCGTCGCGGGTCGTCGCCACGACGATGTCCGGGTCGCCGGACGAGGTGGCGGCGGCTGCCCGCGAGATCGTGCGCTCCCGGCCGCTGGCACGGGTACGGGTGGAGGAGACCGTGCCGCTCGACGATTGGCCCGTCGCGTACGTCCTGCAGACGGTGTCGCCGGACGACGGGCGAGCGCGGGAGGTGCTGCTCCGGGCCGCGCGGCCGGGCTCCCGCCGGGTGCGCGTGAACCCCGGGTACTACCCGTTCACGGACCAGAGGGACCGAGCCCTCTCTGAGCGCGAGGTAGACCTCGTCGGGACGGTCCCGTGCGAGGCGCACGACGAGCCGTCCGCGCCGGACCGCGCCCGTGGTCCCATGGTCAGGTTCCGGTGCCCCCGCGGGCACGCGTTCTGGAGGTCGATACATGATACCGCGAAAGGGTGAGGCCCGCGACGCGTTCGTGTCGCGGTGCATGAAGGACGACGGCATGAGGTCCGAGTACCCGGACGACGACCAGCGGCTGGCCGTGTGCGGCCGGTACTTCGAGTCGAACCGAGAGGAGTTCACCGAGGCCGTCACCCTGAACGTCAGCTCGCTGGACGCCGAGGGCAAGGTCCTGAACGACGTGGCCGTGCTCGGCGCCTCGTCGCTGAACGGGCGCACGTACACGGACGGGGCCAGGCGCGACGCCGCGAGGCTGCTGGAGGGCGCCAAGGTGTTCATGAACCACCGGGTGCAGGTGGACGGGCGGCACCTGAACCACTCCGTGAACGCGTACGTCGGGCGGCTGTCCGGACCGTACGTGGACGACCGCGGCATGGTCCGGGCGCGGAAGCTGCGGGTGGTGAACGAGGAGCACTGGCCCCTGCTGTCCAGCCTCGCGAGGAACGACCCGACCGCGGCGGGTCTGTCGATAGACGCCGTGGGCGACGTGAACCAGCGCACCGGGGAGGTTCGGAGCATAGGCTCGATAAGGTCGGTCGACATCGTGTCGGAACCGGCGACCACGCACGGCATATTCGAGGAAAGGACCACTGAGATGGACTGGAAGGACATCACCATCGACGACCTGCGCAAGGAGCGACCGGACCTGCTCAAGGCGCTCGACGACGAGATCGCGGCGCTGAAGGGTAAGGTCGCCGAGCTGGAGAAGAAGTCCGAGACGACGAAGGAGACGACGAAGGAGGAGATGGACGAGCGGCGCGCCGCGAGGCTGCGGGCCGCCGTGGCGAAGGGCGCGCGGATGACCGAGTCCCAGCTCGTCGCGTACGAGTCCATCGAGGACGACAAGACGGCCGAGAAGTTCCTCGCGGAGCTGCCGACGGTCGCGCGGTCGTCGCCCAAGGGCGGCGGCGGCAAGGGCGGCGAGCTCACCACGGCGGCGCTCCGAGAGGCCGCGATGGCGTGAGCATCCTACGCGGTCGGTGATAGCCCCGCGCGGGGCGGCCGCCGCATAGCCACGAAGATAGGAGCATGACATGAATGCAGCGTACCCGTTCATCCGCTCGTCGATGTCCCCCCGCGAGTGGAACGTCACGGCGGGGACCACCATCGCCCCGGGAGACTTCCTGTGGTGGGACGGTACCACCCTGAAGCCCATCGGCGGGTCGGCTAACCTCGTTCGCGCGTGGTCGAGCGAGAGTCGCGCGCGCCGCGACGCCACGGGAAGGTTCGCGGGCATCGCCGACTTCAGGGCGATGAGCGACGACAAGTTCGACGTCACGCGGGCCATCCCAGTGTGCGGCATCGCGGAGGTGGCCTGCACGTCGTGCACCCCGCACGCCGGCGACCTGTTCGGGTTCGAGAAGGACGCGGGCGGAAACTACCTGTACTCGCAGCAGCTTCAGCTCGTGACGCACCCGTTCGACGCCGTGGCCTACTGCGTGAAGGACTACGCGGCGGCGACCACGTCGGTGCAGGTCGCGTGGTTCTCGGCCCTCATGCTCGAGGACACGCTGAAGGCGCTGGTCAATCGCACGCCGACGTTCTACGTCACCGCCGCGCTCTACAGCGCCGGCGGTGACTACTTCCTCGGCTACACGTTCGGCGAGCGTGTGCGGCTGCTCAGGGCCATCGCGCATGTGAACACGCTGACCGCCGCCGCGGGCACGGTCACGTTCACGACCACGACGGGCGTGCTCGACAACACGCTCGTTATCCCCGACGCGAGCGTCGTGGGCACCGTGGTCTTCGCCGACCTGGCCCCGGGCGGGGTGAACCCGGACAACGACTACTGCGAGCACGATGACACGTTGAGGGCGACCGGCGATGCCACGCCGACCGCGGGGTCGGTCGAGGTCGCGGTCGAGTACATGATCCAGCCGCTAGCCGCGTAACGGCGTGACGGCGTAACATGGCACGGCCGGCGTCGTGGGCTCGGCTCAGCAAGAAAGAGAGGTCAGCAAGTGAACGGTCAGAGCCTGAGGAACCTAGTCGAGGAGCACGGTCACGAGGAGGTCGTGCGCCGGCTCGTGCCACTGTTCTGGACGAGCAACCCCGCGGAGCGGATCCCCGTCAACGCGTTCAGCCTACGCGAGGCGTGGGAAGCGTTGATCGGTCCCTGCGGCCAGACGCTGGCCATTGCCAGCGCGCTCGGCCGCGGCGGCTTCCACAGGTCGCCGGTGATCGAGGCCGCGCAGTCTACCGCGTTCAGCATCCTGACGGGCAACGTGATCGCGGCCGCGGTGCAGCAGGCGTACGACGCGCTGCCCAGCACGCTCGACCAGCTGGTCACGCCCGTGCCGAGCAAGATGCGCACGGAGCGGTTCGCCGGCATCCAGGCCATCGGCGGCGTGAAGGACGTTCCGGAGGGCCAGGACTACCCCGAGGCGGGGACCAGCGACAAAGGCACGCAGGGCCCCGAGCCCAGCAAGCGAGGCTTCATCTTCCCGATCACGGAGGAGACGGTGTTCTTCGACCAGACCGGGCAGGTGCTCGTTCGCGGGCGAACCTGCGGTCGCGCGATGCGCGACGACCGCGAGGCCGCCGGGATGTACGCCATCCAGGACGCCAGCGGGTATGAGTCCTACTACCCGATCGTGGGCGGCGACACGCCGACGCAGACCGCGCTCTACCGCTCCGTGGCGGGCGGTACGGCGTACTACCACAGGACGGTGAACGTGGCCACCACCAACGCGCTGGTGGACTGGACCGACGTGGACGCCGCGCTGCTGGTCGCCTACGCCATGACGGACGAGGCGGGCGACCCCATCACGTGGGTCGCGCGCCAGATGCTGGTGCCCAGGGCGCTGCTCGCCACCGCGCTCCGCGTGGTCGGTGCTACGCAGCTCCAGGCCATGAGCGGCACGGACCAGACCGCGCCGTGGACCGCGAACGTGACCGTGTCGCCCAACGTCGTGGCCCTGTTGCAGCAGTCCGGCGGCGCGATCATTCCGCTGTCGTCGCCGTTCATGTCCTGCGCGACCACGTGGTACGTCGGTGACTTCCCGGCGCAGTTCTACGAGCAGGAGATTTTCCCGATCCAGACCGTGGAGCTCCCGCCCGACCAGCGCCGCGACACGATCACCGCTTTCCGCGTGCGGCGCAAGAGCCGCGTGTACGCGACGGACGACAAGTTCGTCATCAAGAACACGGCGTGACGCATGGACGCTACCGTAGTCCAGGGAATACTGGACGACATTGACGCCCTGATAGCGGCGAAGCTGAGCGGGTCCACGGACCTGTCTCAGCTCGCCGACCGTAACCTCGGGAACAGGACGATCAGCCTGTCCAGCACGCTCCGCGAGCTCCGCGAGCTCCGCGACTACTACGCGAGGATACTGGCCGTGGAGCAGATGGACGGTCGCGAGGACGTGTTCGTGGTGGAGACGTGAGCGACTGGTCGGACCTAATGACGAGCACGATGGATGTCGTGCGACCCGGCGACGCGGTAGACGAGCTCGGAGCCCGCGTGGACGCGGACGAGCCGATAGCCAGGAACGTTCCGTGCCGCGTCGTGCTCACGTCGTCCAGGTCTACCGAGCAGGGACGCGAGCGGGACGTCGGCGATCGCACGGTGTACGCCGACGCCCCGCTCGACGTGCGAGCCGGCGACAGGCTGGTCATCGACGGCGCGCGCTACTCCGTGGTGAGCGTCGGCGACCCCAGTGGTGAGGACGAGGTCCTCGAGATAGCGGTGAGGCGACTGTGAAGGTGGCGTGGTACGGAACGTCGGTGGCGAGCGCCACCACCTCTGCGATGGGCACCAGGCTGCGAGTGATCGCCATCGCGGTCATGCGACACATGCAGACCCACATGACGCCCAGACCCCCGGGAAAGGGTGCGCGGAAGCACGTCCCGTCGCGCCCCGGGCAGCCGCCCGCGGTGAGGACGGGCAGGCTGCGGTCGAGCATCCTGTGGGAGCTCGACGATGGGTCGAACAGCCAGAACGGCGGACGCGGCGAGCGCGCGACGCGAGCGCGGATCGGCGTCCCGCCGCACACGATATACGGCTTGTACCTGGAGCTCGGCGTTCCCAAGCGCGGCTTGGCGCCCAGGCCGTGGATGCGACCGGCGCTGGACGCCGTGACGACGAACCTCAGGGGCCTGATGGAGGCATCATGAACGTGAACTCTGGCGACGTGCTGATGGCGCTGTACGACGCCGTGCACGACATGCTCAGGGTGGCGGCGCCCGAGCTCATGGCCCAGTTCGAGGGACGAACGTGGTACGAGAGCGCGCCGATGGACTACGAGGGCGAGGACCCGTTCATCCTCATATCCCAGGCGACCGGGTCACCGCTGCCCGAGATGGGCGGTCCGTCGGGCGAGAACGTCGAGCTGCGAATCACGATATGGTCCCCGGTCGGTCGCGGGCTGGTGGAAGGCCTCCGTCAGCGTGGCCAGCTGTGGCGGGCGCTGGACGATACGCCCTCGCTCATGGTCAGGACCGAGGGGTACAACGAGAAGGCGACCATGATGCGCAGAGGCTGGAGCAACGGGATCGAGGGGGAGTGGCGAGAGCTGGTAACGGTCGTAGGCGTGTTCCTCGACCGCCTGAGCTAGGAGACTAACATGGCGAAGGTACACGGAAAGGACGGCTCGATCACATTCGCTGGCGGGTACACCACCCACATCCACGCGATGACGTGCGACCGGGCCCTTGAGATGGCCGAGGCTACCGTCCTCGGGTCCGAGAATCGCACGAAGATCGCGGGCCTGGGCACCGCGACGGGCACGTTCTCGTGCTACGTCGATGGCACGACGCCGCTGGTGGACGTCGGCACGACTGGGACGCTGATAATGACGCTCGCCACCGGGCGCACGATCACCGCCACCATCGTAACGTCCGGCCTGACCGTGAACGTGAGCCTGGACGGCGTCGAGGTGGCCACCTACCGGTGGGAACTCTCGGGCACGGGCGCCGCGGCGGACTTCGTGATCGCGTGACGCATGCCGGTAACCTTGCTCGACGCCAGGGTTCGCGTGTCGCTCGTGGGGTCCTACGGCGATGCTGTCGAGCCGTGGGGCCCCGCGGTGCGAACCTTGGCCGGGGACCAGGTCGGCCGTATGGCCGGGTCCGTCGGTCCGGGCGCGAACGTAGCGTACACGTGCTCCGGGACAATCGCGAGCGGCGCGTTCGTCGACCTTTGGGTCGGCGTCGGAATGCCGGCGTCGTCGCACGCTCGGGACGTGTGGGACCTGTCCGTGTA